GATTGTTATTGCATCAGCTTCAACCGTGCCATCAAAATACGCATCTTTAAACTCTAAAGCATCCGTACCCAAATCAACAATCGCATTAGAACCGGGAGTTAATGCACCATCAGTCAGAATAAGTTGCTTTTCATTTCCAGCATAAAAGTTAATTGTATCAGCCGTTTCAAAATCTATTTTAGTTTGGTCATCTTCACCAATTTTAATGTCAGTGGCTAATAAACTTGTTATTCCAGTTTGTGCTGCATCTACTGCTAAAGTAACTGTATTAGAAGTAGCACTTGACGATAACCCAGTTCCACCTGCTATGGTTAAAGTTTCGCTGTCTAAATCAATAGCGATTGTTCCACTATCTGTAGTAACATCTAAATCTTCGGCAGTTACTTTTGTGTCTACATAAGCTTTTACAGATTGTTGTGATGGTATGCCTGTTGCACTATCTGATGACATGTCATCTTCATCAAGAAAACTTTTACCATCTAATATATTTAATTCAGCAGCCGTTGAACTAACAGCAGTGCTTCCTAAAACCAGTTGACCATCTGGAACAACTATCCTTGCCGCACCATTTAAAATTAAATCATCTGCTGAAGTATCCCATGTCAAATTTGCAGATGCGGTATCTCCATAAAATATAACATCATATCCTTGATCATTGGCTCCAATAGTTACAGTATTGTCAATTTGTACTGCACCATCTATATCAACTGCATCTAAATGAGTAGTGCCATCTATATCTGCATCTCCGGGTATTTCTAGCTTACCCTCATGAGTTAATCGCATCTTTTCAGAGGCTGCTTCAGAAGCACCTAATTTAAATACCAAGTCAGTGTTATTAGCATCTGCGGCAAAAGTTGCATCCGCTTCAGCAACTATTGATGCTGCTGTCAGTATAGCATCTGTCCCACTTGCTTCATCTGGTGCAGAAAATTCTATGGCACCTAAAACGCTTCCATCTGTAATTGTAGTGTCAGAAGATTGCAATTTTAATATTGCACCATCAGAAGATTTTAAAGTTACATCATCAGAAGCATCTTTAAACACGGCTTTATCCGCTGGTTGTGTGCAAAATATAGTCCTTGTTCCAGAACTCCAGTTAACAGCACTGTCTGAATTAGAACTTTGTAAAATTGTTGTCCTTGCTAAAGTTGTTCCACTAGACGTATAAGTACCAACCCCAACTTCAAAATCAGTGCCATCAGTGCAACAATAATATGTTGTGTTCCCATTGCCTATAGAGCCAAAAGTTTCAAAACCAGTAACTGCACCACTTAACGTATAGGTTCCTGTTCCTGTAGTTGTAGTAGTTTCTTTTACTCTATCTGCTAATACAAGGGCCATTACTTTAACTCTATCGTTAGGTTTCCTGCGTTGATTCTAAAAATGTCCCCTGTTTCAATCGCTTTACTTGCATCTAGTGCTCCAACAAATAATATATTTCCACCACTACTTGCATCTGCAATAAAGACATGGGTTACAGTGTCTGTTCCTCCCCCTCCAGAAGTTGGAAATTCAATATTAGAAGCATTTGTTGCAGTTTGTGTGTCAGTAGAATCAGCACCTATGGTAGTCCAACCAGAAGCTGCAACTTGCTGTCTTGCATAATTTGTAAAGTTTGCTTCAGTTACAGAACCAGTTTCTGCTGTTGAAACTGCTGTTGCCAGTCCTACATAAATACTATCTCCTGGAGAAGAAAAACTAAGAGAATTATTTTTAAAAATATAATGTAATAATCTTCTCTCTAAATAATTGGTTGTTGCATTAGCGGTTGCCATTTTTATTCCTATGTCCTTGGTCTTGCAGGTAGTCCCATTCTAAAACTGTCTGTATTTTCCCTAGCTTCACCAAAATCTTTTAGTCTTTCTAAATATTGCATATATAGACCATTGTAATTTTGTATTACGTCTGGTTCCCCTTTCATAAAAAGATACGCCTCTATAATGGATCCATATAATAAAGCAAAAGGTGCATTTGTACTAAGCCATGTTGTTCCACTATCTGCTCCAGCCGTTAAACTAGCCGGTCTATAAAAATAGTGTAATTCAACAGTGTAGTTGCTGTTAGGAGTTGGAGCAAAAATAAAATTGTCATTATCAAACCTTGCATAATATTTTGGTAGTCCCGTTGTGCTAGAAGCAGGAGTATATTCTCTAATAAAATTAACATCTTTTTGTAAAACAAAACCCTCAGAACCTGACGTTGTTATTTGCAATGAAAAAGAAGCTAAATAATCTGTAGGAACTGTTAAATATTGATCTGAAGAAGTTAACGAACTTGTTACATTTTTTCTAAAAATGTCTAAATCTACAGATTTTAAAATTTTTTCTTCCGATGCTTTTATAAAGTTAGGAAGATGTGTAACAAAAGTTGATTCACTATTATCTGTGTAATCTTGTATTGCTGTTTTTAATGTGGCTAATGTAAAACTCATTTATGTTCCTAATGTTGCAGGTCCCGCAGTAGCAGTTCCACCACCGCCTTTTGTATTTCCTATTGTAGCAGTTCCACTACTTGCCGTAAATGTGTATGTATCATCATTAACTTTTGTAATAGAATAGCCAGAAGCATTGTTTAAAACTGTAGCCGTAAAACCATCAAACCCTAAAGCATCTCTAAAACGAACAGTATCGCTTGATGAACGACCATGTGATTTTTCAACAACTGTAATTGTATTACTACTTGCCGAACCAGATATAAAAGGATTTAAACCAAGTAAATTTTCAACACTAACTTCTGTTCTTGAATCTGGTCTTGGTTCGTATAATGCTGTTGGATCTGGGCCAGGGCGTATAGGTTCTAATTGTGGGTGTTTTGGTTCATATTCATCTTTACCTACTTTTAACCCATTCCATTCTTTTCTCATTTCTCTTAAACGATAACGAAAGCCAGATCTATCTGAATATCCCCATGCTTTTTTGCCACTTGCATATCTAGCCATTTTATGTACTCAAATAAGAAATATTAGGTGTTAATTTAAGAGGTGTGCTATTTGCATCTTCTGCTGCCGCTCTTTGAAATTCTTCTTCATACAAAGTTTTTAAAATTTGTATTCTATCTGGTGCTCTTTTAATGGAAATATAATAAGCAAGACCCGCTACCATGCAAGGTAAAAATCTAAACGGTGCGTCAGTTGTATTAACCAAAGAATCTGCATCTTGTATTCGTCTTACATAATAATAAACCAAAGTATAAGAAGCATCTGGTGTTGCCCACAAAGTTATTGTCGGTGTTGTTTGTCTATCAAAAAAATACTGACTTGGTTGCCCTGTTGTAGCTTTGTTTGGAATCGTTAAATATTCACTTCTACTCATTTGAGTCAAAGTAAAATCAACACTGCTACTGTTCCTCAAAACAACTTCGAGTAAATCAACATAATCACTCGCTAAACTATAAGTTGCTGTTCCAGAAGTTACAGACGCTGTGCCTTGATTTACAGTCCAAAGATTTAACCCCCTATTTGCCCATTCAGCAAACATAAGATTTAAAGATCGTCTAGCTGTTTTAGCATCATAACCAGTTCTCATCTCCAAGCCACATCTCTCGTATGCTTCTTCTATGATTTCTGCTACATCTAAATCAAAATCTCTTGAGCTTGAAGTTGCCATTATTTTTTACCTAACAGTTCACAGTTCTTTATAGTATCTTTAATTGATTGTATCACACTTTTTATTTTTTTAAAAATTCTTCTGAAAAACCTTTTTATTTTTTTAACCATTATTACTCCTAGTTTTATAACACTTACAAGACCACTTTGACCTTTGACAAAACAAACACCTTTCTATAGGTTTACTTTTTAACACTTCACCCTTTTTTAAAGGTTTTATGTTTTTTCTTATGAAATCGTGAAATCTTTTTTCGTCTTCTTTTTTCACTCCATTTCTTTTTACCTGGTGATTTTGTTATTTGTTTTGAAATTGAACTCCGCGAGATTGCCATCTTGTGTTTTCCTTTTAATAAAATCTACCCATAATGTATGTATCATTTTATGATTTTCTGTGACTTTAACTTCAGTTATTGCTGTTCTTTTATCTACTTCAATAAGAGTAGATACTATCCAAGCAATAGATCCTGCTACAAGAACCACGGAAACACCAGACATTATTTCTTTTCTTATCAACATCTGGTGCTTTCTTTATGCGTAAAATATTGTAAGCATGTCAGTTACATCAACTGTATATTGAACTGTCATACCATTTTCAAACAAAACACCATTTGAAGGGATAGTCCTATCTACAGTTTCATTAGCCGTGCCTACTGTTCTTGCAGTCATTAACACTGTTCCGTCTTCTGGAGCACCATTGTAAAAAGATACAGTACCTGCTGTACCTCCAGAAACAATAGACATTCCTTTAAGTCTAATTCTGCCATCACCATTAATGGCTTGAGCACATAAACTTCCAGAACCCACTTTTAAATTTGCTGCATATTGTGCAGAGCACTCAACAGCAGATACTGTTAAAAAATATTTTGTCCCCGCTACTGTTTCAGCCGAACTTGTTGATGTTATAACTTCTGTCATAGCATCTCCAAAAACATCTGTTCCAGTTATGGTACAAGTTTTTCCATTATCCCCAGTTCCAGTGGTTGTTACTGTTACATTTCTGGCTGCACCTCCTGCGTGAGTTGTTGCCGCCATAGTTGCAGAAGTGTCTGGTTGTGCTGCTGTAACTAATCTATCATCATCTGCTGCATTGACATCACTGATGGTTAATACTTTTACATCCGATAGTGCCATTATAATAATCTCCTTATAAATAGGGGGAAATTACTCCCCCTTATTAATTTTACTCAAAAATAAGTCTGCTAATGCACTGATAATGAATATCAACTGCTTCGGCTGCGGCTGCACCTGCTTCAATACCGATATATGGTATTAAATCAATATCATCTGTCATTGCGGCAGATTTAGTTGTACCAGTTGTAACTGCTGTACCACCAGTTGAACCAGAAGTAGATGTTATATTGTACTGCTGACCATTAACAAAAATAGACATTTTTCTATCACTATCAAACTCAATTTTAAGATGATAGTTAGTGTTCGCTGCTACTGTTATAGGTAATGCACTAATATAATCAGTTCCACCTATACTGTGAACAAAGTGTAGCAATGTATAATCAGTAAAAGCTTCAGAGTTTGTTGCATCTGTTTGAAACTTAAAAAATGCTTGGTTAGCATCAGTTGCTATTAACTGGTCATTAGTAAGTTTTAAACCTGCCCATAACTTTTGGTTATCAATAGCATTTGTGTTTAAAGAACATTCCCAAGATACTTGGTTTTCTGTTCCCCACAATGTACCAGTCCATGCAGTTTGATTACTATCTAAATGAGGTGCTAAAATAGCTTGGTCTTGGTCAGCACCTGCTGTTGTTATTATTATTCCAGCCGCAGTAGAATTTCTAGTAGACAATGCACTTGTCATGTTAGTTCCTAAAACTTCAAAATCTTTGTTAGCTGAAACATGAAGTGCTAATGCTGAAGCATCATCTGCATCTGGGTCAATGATATTTACTGCGTTTAATTTAGGAAGTTGTTTAAACCACTCTTCTAGGTAATATCTACGAGAGTCTTTAAGACCGCCATGTATTGTTCTGTCTTGAATTAATCCAGAGGTAGTGTTTTTACTTACCACTTGAAAATTGTTTTCGGAACGAACTGCTCCTGAAAAAGTTGTATTAGCCATTTAAATCTCCTTGTCTTGGCAAATGTCAGTCACACCATGTAACTGTCAAGGTTTATTCTATTATACATAAAAAAGGGCAGAATGAAACTGCCCTTTTAAAGATAAGTTTATTTAAAAAAACTTACGCTGCACCTGGTGAACCAAACACGGCACGAGGATCAGAGAAACCAAAAGAGTATCTCTCTCTTGCTTTGTATCTCATGTTTCCAGTGTCAAAATCTGGATCCATTGCGGTTGATAAAGGCATTCTTTCGAAATGCTTTAAACCGTTTGGTGCATCTGACTTAACAAAGAAAGCGTCAGTATCAGTTAGATAATCGTTAATGGTGTATCCACCAGGAAGCATACCTGTGCTCTTGATAGCATTAACATCATTATCTGCTGTTCCAA